TTGACAGACAGAGAAATTCTTATGGGAAGAGAGGGATCGAAATTTATTCGCAGAGTTGACATGAGCACGAGTATGTGTTTCCCTTTATTTGGAAGAAAGGATGCCTATTTTGATCCTATTCTTGATACTTTCGGAAAGATTCTTAATTATGTTTGGCCCCAAAGTGTTATTGATGAGCGCAATCGTCTCAAAGCTTGTTGGCAAAGAGGTGAGCGTGCCTATCCGATTGTTTGTAGCTTTCTTAAGAATGAAGTGAAAGATCTTTCTTCGGACAAGGTGAGAGTCTTCCAGGGTGCAAATGTTTGTATGACTATGAATATACGAGAGTTATTTCTTCCTATTGCTTGCGAACTCCAAGAGAGAAATGAGCTATCCGAAATGGCAATTGGTGTCGATCGTATGTCTCCAGGTTGGCAACGCTTAATGGATCATGTCCGAAAGTATGATAAAGAGCATGTTCTTGCCTGGGATTACAGCAAATATGATGCTCGGATGAATGCTCAAATGGTTGGAGCGGCTCTTCGAGTTTTGATCAAATTTGCGAAGAAATGCAATTATACAGAGGAAAATATTCGGATTATGGAGAACATGGTTTCCGATATAGTTCATCCTTTGTGCGATTACAATGGTGTACTGATGATGTTTTATGGTTCCCATCCTTCGGGGAACCCACTTACTGTTATTTTAAACAGCATTGTCAATAGTCTCTATCTTCGCATTGCATTCTTTCATATCACAGGTTTGGATACTTCTTTTAGAGAACATGTTTCTCTCCTTACTTATGGTGATGATGGAATTGCCACTGTTGAAGACTCTATTAAGAAGATTTTCAATTTCACCGCTCTTCGAAATTTTCTCCATGAGCATCGCATTAAGATTACCCTTCCAGATAAATCTGATACCGTTCGAGAAATCACGTGGTCCGAAGCAGATTTTCTCAAGTGCACAAGCGTTTATGTCCCAGAAATAGGACATGAGCTAGGGGCTTTGGAAGAAGATTCAATTTTCAAAAGGCTGTACATGAATGTTGACAGTAAGGAAGCTTCGCCCCATGAGGTTGCTGCGAATTGTGTGGCTGATTCTCTTGCAGATTGGTTCGTATATGGGGAGGCTGTGTATGAATCTAGAAGAGAGAAACTGCAAGAGGTGTGTAGAAGAGCAAAACTGGACTCAGCGGCTCTTCGCCTATCTTACCAAGATCGAGTAGATAAATGGAAAGAAAGGTATTTGTCCTAATTTATGTATTATTGTTTGTGCATGTTAAATTTCATTCATTTGTGTATTAGTGAGCATATAAAATCACTTAAACTTTTCCTGTATTTAATAGGCGTTTTGAGGAGTCGCGAAGTCTAAACCCTCATGATGAAAGTTCAGATCTAACTTTGAAAGATCTAGAGATGGATGTCTCGAAATTGTCAAACAATATGGACACAGGTACCGAACAGGCGGATACAACTAATCAGCATGAAACATTAGGTTTATCAGATGATAATGCTGGTTTCTCTTCAGGGGTCGACACTTATGTTGACCCTTTGAGACCAGATCAAGCTGATGAAGATGTTTCTTTAGCGAATTTTATGTCTCGTCCCATCATAATTGGAGAATTTGATTGGGATCCAGCTGTAGATTTGCTGGAGCGCTTCGATCCTTGGACTCTCTTTTTCACTGATAGGAGAATTTCCAATAGGATCTCCAATTACAAGTTGATTAACGCCACTTTACATGTTCGAGCACTTGTCAATGGAAATCATTTTTATTATGGTAGAGCGATGATGTCTTATTTGCCTTTGCAATTCTTTGATGAATTTGCAGCCGCATCGCAACCTGATCAAATGGAGCGTGTACAGGAGTCTCAAAGGCCCCACATTTTTCTCAACCCAACCAATTCCACTGGTGGAGATTTAGTTTTACCTTTCTTCACTCCTAGGAATGCTTTGGATATCACTGCAGGAGATTACGCTGAAATGGGCAACATCACTATTGCCGATTTGTTTGAGCGTTTGAAGCATGTTGGAGGCTCAGTTGATCCCATATCCATCAAGATATTGGCATGGGCTGAAGATGTTGTCTTGACTGTCCCCACAACCAGTAATGCATTTGGTTTGACGAATCAGATGGCTGAATCTAGAGGTTCTGATAATGACAAACAGAGGCTTAAGGCTTCTGAAATAGCTTCTGCTGTGGCAAACGCCACTGGAAAGCTTTCTGTTATTCCTTCTATAGCACCTTTAGCTACTGCCACATCTATGATAGCCTCTGGCATGTCAAAGATGCTTGGAGTGTTTGGTTATACTCGACCTGTTTTAAATGATTTTAGTAGGTACGTTCCCTCCTTAAGAGGTAACATTGCTTCTACAGATCATCCTGATCCAGCTTATAAATTAGCTGTGGATGCAGATAACGAGTTATCCATTGATCCTAGAATATTTGGTCGTGGTACATCTGAAGATCAGCTAACGATAAAGTCTATTGCTAAGAGGTCGACTTATATTGACACAGTATCATGGGATGTTGGTGAAGTTGTAGGTAAAATTCTGTATGTTCGCAGAGTTGATCCCATTGTCCCTATTCAAGCGACAACACCAACTAGGTATGTTCTCCCTGCAATTTCTGCTGCTACTCTCCCATTCTCTTATTGGAGAGGATCCATCACGTATCGAATACAAGTGGTGTGTTCAGCATTTCACCGCGGGAGATTGAGAGTTATTTGGGAGCCTAATGGAGCCACCGAAGGTACCGAGATGAATCTTCAATACTCCCATGTCGTTGATATAACTGAAAATACTGATTTTTGTTTCACAATTGGTTGGGGTCAAGATACTGCTTATAGATCAGTTCTAGCTCCACAACAATGGAATTCTACAGCCAGTGCTTTCTCCAATCCTGATGGTGGTGAAATTGACCAGATGGGAATTTCTGCTAATAGAGCAATATCTAATGGTGCGTTCTATTTAGAAGTTTTCAATGAATTGACTAAACCACTTACTCAAACTGCTGGAGACACTATTTCCATGAACATCTTTGTTGAGGCTGGGGATGATTTTGAAGTCGCAGGTCCTAATGAGAATCCATCGAATATATGGTTTCAAAATTTGGATTGGAAGAACAATATGATGAGTGTAGCTTCTTCTACCACCCCCATGACTAGTAATGCTATGACTCCAGATTGCCCAACTAATATTGCCACTTTTGGAAAAGTTGGCGGAACGAATCAAACAAATTTAATCCATTTTGGAGAGAAAATTGAATCCTTCCGCCCTCTTTTGAAGAGGTATCAGTTAGATGAGGTTATACCGAGTGTTCATGTTGGAACTGCTGGTGGAGCGGCTGAAGCTCTCGATACTAATAAGATATGGTATACTTTTCGTAGAGCCTATCCCAACGAAGCAGGTTTTCTTAATGATTCATTAACAAAGACTCAAAATTCCGTCTTTCAGTTGACTTCAGGTGGTACTCAATATCCATTTTGGACCAAGAAGAATTCTTTGGTCACTTACCTTTCCCGTTGTTTTGCAGGACGGAGAGGTTCTATGAGATGGATGGTCATACCATACACTACCGATGGCGACTGTTTCAAAGATCTTCAAGTTTTGAGAAATAATCCTAATTATGGTGTTGGTACTGCTCCCGCTAATATTCTTATTGAAGTTGGCACAAGTAGTACTACTTTTACAGATGTTTCCAATGTCATGAATACCCAAAATCCATCCGGGATAGAGGGTTTATCTTATGCTAATCAGAATGTAAATCCATCGACTTCTGTTGAGATTCCTTATTACTCCAGATTTCGATTTGATTTAAGCAGGAAGATAGATAGATTTCAAGACAGCACCATCGTCAACGACCTTTGGACTGAACCCGCTTTCACAGTCTACTCATATACGCATCTTAGGGAGCAAGTGGACTTCAAACTCAATCACATGAAGTTCTACTGTGCCACTGCCGACGATTTCCAATTGGATTTTTGGGTCGGCATGCCAGTTATCAGTTTTATTACTGACATTTACCCTGCGAATTTTGTAGACACTTGGAAAGATCCTGTTTAGTTCCATGTTCGACAATTGACCGGCTATCGTCTATAAACTGCCCGAGATGACTCAATCGCATAACAGAGCATATTGACCGGCTATCGTCTATAAACTGCCCGAGATGACTCAATCGTATAACAGAGCACTTGACCGGATATTGTCGTTAAACTGCCCGAGATGACTCAATCGTATAACAGAGCAGAGAGGTGTCTAAGGCCGGACACGCGCTGAGAAGCGTTGGCCTGAACCAGATTATGGTAAATCGAATTTTTACTCCTGGTTTAGGTCAGGAGGTTTTTCACATGAG